AGAAACTCTTAAGAGGATATCCTTACGAGCAACAGGAGATTTAAAAGAGTTTGTAGATCTTATCATAAGGTACAATGCTATAGATACTTATCTTAATACATTTGTTAATGGCATGAGAGATCATGTAAATGAAGATAGCATACTGCATCCTAAGTTTATGCAATGTGTTACAGCAACAGGCAGACTATCAAGTCGTGATCCTAACTTTCAGAATCAACCACGAGGAAATACTTTTCCTATCCGTAAAGTAATTACTTCTAGATTTAAAGATGGCAAGATAATGGAGATAGATTTTTCACAGCTAGAGTTTAGGACTGCTGTATTTTTAGCCCAAGATAAACAGGGTATGAAAGATATAGCAGATGGTGTAGATGTGCATCAGTTTACTGCAGATACTATAGGAGTATCTAGACAGGATGCAAAGGCACATACATTTAAACCTTTATACGGAGGCATGTCTGGTACAGAGGATGAGAAGAGATACTATAAAGCATTCTTAGATAAGTATAAAGATGTAGCTAAGTGGCATGAAACATTACAGAGTAATGCTATACAATATAAGAAGATTAAAACTCCTTCAGGTAGAGAGTATTCATTTCCTTATGCCCAACGTATGGCATGGGGAGGTTCTAGTTATTCTACACAGATAAAGAACTATCCAGTGCAAGGCTTTGCTACTGCAGATATAGTTCCTATTGCTTGTATCAATGCCTATAATCTAATGGAAGAAAATAAAGTAAAGAGTCTACTAATAAACACAGTACATGATTCTATAGTTGCAGATATATATCCAGGAGAGGATAAAATTATGGCAGATCTATTAGATTTAGCAACTCTTAATGTTATAGATTCCCTTAAAATTTATTATGATTTGGACTTCAATGTTCCACTTGACACGGAAACTAAGATAGGGTATAATTGGTTGGAAATGCAGGAAATAATTCAACAGAAAGGCACAGCTTTATGAAGTCACTTGAGTATTTATGTAACCTTATACTTATGATTATAATACTTTTATTAATACTATGGCAACATTCTTCTTGACTTTTTGTCAAAAATAGTGTATAAGAATTTTAATAACAAACAAGGAGGACAATAAATGTCTAACAATGAAGTAGCAAATATAGACGGTCTAACACAAGATCAGATCATGTCTATGATTGGACAAGAGAAATCATCTACTGGTAACTTCTTACCGAAGCTAGCAATAAATAGATTTCCAGAGAATGACGATGGTGCGGAAGTACCCGTAGGATCATACGGTGTGTATGTTCCTGAACTAGATAGCATGGCTTACGGAAAGCCTGTAACCTTTAGGCCATTCATGAATGCATATCAGTACATGAAGTATGATGCAGAAAAGAATGAGTATAGTAACAGAAGTATAATCTTTAAGTCTTGGAAAGATGAGGCTATAGATATACAAGGTGGTACTAGATGTGGTAAGGTTCCAGCAAAAGAACTTGCTAATGTTTCTGAAGAAGAAAGAACCAGACAGAAAGCCATCAAGTGTTACCGCTTAGTGTATGGATTAGTTTCTTTTACTGGAGTACTTCCAGGCGGAGAAGAGACAGAGGTAAAAGAATTACCTGTGTTATGGAAAGTAACAGGCAGTAACTTTAAACCTGTAGGTGAGGCTATAGAAAGTCTTAGACGCAGAGGTAAAGTAATGTTTAATCATACGCTTGAACTAAAAACTATGAAAAAGAAAGCAGGAAGTAATGTATTCTATGTATCAAATATATCTGTTAATCCAGAGGAAGTTTCTTTCAGTGATAAAGAGAAAGAGATTCTCTTATCTTTTCAAGATGTTATCAACACTGAGAACGAAGAAGTAGTAGAGCTTTGGCGTAGTGCTAAGAAGACTAGCCCAGTTAAAGATGATGCAAAGATAATTGATGTAGTGGATGATTTAGAAGGTGATCCAGCACAGATGTTAGCTTCATGAGTTCAGACATCCTAGAAAAAGTAAGGGTGTTTTTGGAGGCTGCTAATAAAGATGCAGTTGAGGTATCCGATGAATTGATAGACCAGTTTGGTGACGCTTGTAAGGAATCCTTTCGTAAGCAATTCACTGACCAAAGAAAAAAAGAGTTTGGTCTTAGGGCATCAAGCATCGGACGACCTCTGTGTCAATTGCAGATGGAGAAGAAAGGCATTAAGGGTGAGTCGCAACCTTATAATGTTAAGATGAGAAATCTATTTGGAGATCTTATAGAGCAGGCGGCAATGATTATTATGAAGGCATCAGGTGTAGTGATACAATCAGAGCAGACTAAGACAGAGTATAAGTTAGATGCAGTTACAGTCAACGGTACACTTGATGTAGAGATTGAAGATAAAGTATGGGATATTAAAAGTGCATCGCCATGGTCATTCGTTAATAAGTTTGGAGAGAATGGTGGCTTCCATGCAGTGGCACAGGATGATTTGTTTGGCTACCTAACACAAGGCTATATGTATGCCGAGTCTAGAAAGAAACCCTTTGGTGGTTGGATAGTTATTAATAAATCTACAGGTGAATGGGTTGTAACTGAAGCACCTATGGCTGATGATGAGTACAAAGAAAATGCCATAAGTATTATAGATAATAACATTAGAGCTATAACTTTAGACAAAGAATTTAAAAGATGTTTCGAGGCCGAAGACGAATACTTTAGAAAGAATAAGACAGGCAATAAAGTATTAGGTACGGCATGTAGTTTCTGCCCTTACAAGTTTCCTTGTTGGGGAGAAAACTTGCAAATGCTGCCACAACAGCAATCGCAAGCTAAGAACCCTAAGTGGGTTTGGTACACTGAAGTCAGTAATCCGAGGGTAGATGATGGCTTCTAGTGTGCGCAGTAGAAAAGCCAAGGGGCGAAGGCTTCAAAACTGGGTTAGGGACGCACTTCTCAGTGCGTTCCCTAGCTTAAAAATAAATACAGATGTGTGGTGTGCTATCATGGGAGAGTCTGGTATAGACATCAAGCTATCTGAAAAAGCCCAAGAACTATTCCCATTCTCTATTGAGTGTAAGAATAAAGAAACATGGAAAGGATTGTATGATTCTTATGATCAATCTATTTCTAATGCTAACTTAGAACCTGCTGTAGTATTAAAAATGAATAGCAGGAAACCCCTTATTGTACTTGACTTTGAATCATTCTTAGGTATAATAAAACAAAACAACAAAGGAGAATAATCATGGTAACATTTTACAATGAAATAACAGACGAAGAGATAGAACTTATGGCAGAAAAAACAGAAGAAGAACAGCAGTCTGCCATACATGACTTACAAATAAAAAGAAAAAAGGCATTAGAGTCTGGTGTAGATAAAGATGATGAAGAAATAAAAGCATTAGATCTGCAGATTGAAGTAATATAATGAAAGACTTTAATGGTGATGATACAGATAGCATAAGTATATTTGAGTCTGTATCCGTTATAATATCGCCACATGAAAAAGGATTTATCTGTGGTCTAATAGATCCAAAGGCACCTAAAGAAAGAGATATATGTTCTTACATAGCCAAAGGATTAATAAGATTTGTAACAACTAATGCGGATATAATATATGAAGAAGGCATGCTGGGATTTCATGAAGACGATACACAGCTTGATAGAGAAGATGCTACAGATAATGTAATTGATCTTTTCAGTTTTAAAAAAGGAGACTTAAATTAATGACAACACATTTAGTAATAGGTGACCCTCACTGTACCCCAGCCGCCAGTAACGAAAGATTCAGTTGGGCAGGCAGGATGGCAAAAGATATAGGGGCAGATAAGATAATATGTATGGGAGACTTTGCTAGCATGGACTCTTTGTCTAGTTGGGATAGAGGTAAGAAGTCCTTTCAAGGTAGAAGGTATCGTAAAGATATAGATCATGCACATCAAGCTCTAGAGTTATTTAATAAAGGCATGGGCAATCATAAGGCTGAAATGCATATGACACTAGGCAATCATGAAGATCGTATAGATCGTATGGTCGAAGATAATCCAGAACTTGAAGGTGCTATATCTATTGATGACTTAGACTATCCAAGCTATGGTTGGAATGAGTATACTTATAGATACCCTGTAGTTATAGATGGTATACATTACTCACATAATTTTCCTAGTGGGCTGATGGGTTCAGCTATCTCTGGAGAAAATATAGCTAGAACATTACTTAATAAAAACAAAGTATCATCTACTGTAGGACACTGCCACCTACTAGACTATGCTATAGGTGCATACCCTACAGGTAAAAAGATAATGGGATTATCTGCAGGTTGTTACTTGACACACAAAGAATCATACGCATATAATACCCAACGTATGTGGTGGAGTGGACTAATAGTTAAACGTAATGTTAAAGGCGGAGAGTACGATATAGAAATGGTAAACTCTAAAGAGGTAAAGAGAAGATATGGAAGACCTAGTAAATAAACCTAATCATTATAGGCAGTCAACAACAGAGACTATTGATATTATCAAAGCCTCTATGACTACAGAAGAGTATCATGGTTATCTTAAAGGTGCGTGCATGAAGTATATGGCTAGGTATAAATACAAGGGCAACCCTATACAAGATTTAGAAAAAGCTAAATGGTATTTAAATAAATTAATAGAGGAGTTAAATAATGTTTAAACCAATACACAAACACTTACTTGTATTTGCAAAAATAAATAAATTTCCTAATGCAGATGAAGAAAAAGTAGTAATTAAATTTATGGAAAAGTTAGTAGATAAAGTAGATATGAAAATTATTGGTGGACCAATAGCAAGTTATGTATCTGATACAGGCAACATAGGATGGACATCTACATTACTTTTAAGTACCAGCCATGCGGCTATGCATATATGGAATGAATGGGGTAATATACAATTAGATCTTTACTCTTGTAAAGAATTTGATGAAAAAGTAGTACTCTCACACATCAAAGAAACGTTTGATGCAACTATGATTAAATTTAGGATACTCAATAGAGATGGAGGACTTAATGATGAAGAGGGATTAAAGATACACAACTATAAATAAATTTTTAATAAAGGAGAAAGACATGACAGATAAGACAACAGAAGAACAAATGAAAGAAGCTAATAATTTAGCAGAGAAACAGTATATAATATCAGGCTCTCAGGTACAAAGCATATTAAGGTATCTATTTACTAGACCTTATGGTGAAGTAGTTCAAGGTATTGAGGTATTGTCTAGGGGATTAAAAGAACTAGATCCAAACCTTGGGGCTGACTTTGTAGCAAAGAATGCAGATGGCAAAAAATAAATCCCATCTCTTTGGAATGAGTATCTCTTTGACTGGATCAAATGAGATAGCAATTAACCTTGATTACCCAGAGCCAAGTGCTGTGCTCAATGAACTTAATGGTATTGAAGAAAAGTTTCATGCCAACATTTTATCTGCGGTAATCAGGCATTGCAAAAGTAATGCAGAAAAACTTAATTACGAAATAAAAGATTTAATAGAAAGGTTATAATGGATAACGTGGCTAGATTAGAAGTACCAAATAGAATGAGAAGTAATACTGTGCGTATGGACATAGATGATAGAAGAGTAGTAGCTATAGTAGACTACACTATTAACGATGAAGGTATTACGCCTATGGCTATTTGGGTTAAGATAAAACCAAATGAAAGTACTCTGGACAGAGAACTTAGAGCATCTGGAAAGGCAGTATCTTTACTGTTGCAGTATGGATGTAGCCTTAAAGAGATAGCAGAAACATTTACTAAAGACTCTATCATAGGTGCGGCTGTTGTTTATATACATAAACATATAGAAAGTATATTATCAGGTGAGGACTTAGAAGGTAAGATACCTAAGTTAAGTACAGATCCCTATAAGATTAAGGAGTAATTATACTTCGTCTTTACCCATCAAAGGTTTAACTTCTTTTTTTATAATTGGCTTAACTTCTGGTGGGTTTAAGAGTTCATCATAATATGGATTATCTCCACCCTCAATGTACTCCATAATAGATTTTCTTAAATCTTTATTAGAAGGATCTTCTCCTTGTTCTTCTAGCATATCAAGTAACTTCATAGTATCATAGCTTCCTATCTTTGGATCTGGAGTATTATCATTTCCAGTTATAGCTGCCTCATTAGTTCCGTCATTATTTTTAAATTCACTAACTGTATCTTTTGATAAGTCTATATCAGAATCATCGCCATTAACTTTAGTCATTAATCCTTTCAATGCCTCATTATTAATAACAGTAAACTTACCCTTTCCTGTGGGTATAATCATTTCTATACCTCTTTCTCCAACAACTACTGGTCTATCTATAATCTTATCTTCAAATCCTTCTGCTGCATATGCAATAGGTTTTGATCCTAGTCCTTGGTTACTATCCTGTTCTACTTGTTTTCCAGTCTGTTTAATA